TTTCTTCAATAGAAAAACAGAAACTGTCTAGACAATGTAGATTTTTTTGTAAGCAAAACTGTTTACACGGTTTCTTCAATAAGAAAACAGAAACTAACTAAAGAATGTAGAAATTTCTACAAAAAGAGGTGTGAATTTTTACTAATATAAAAGATAAATAGATTAAAAGAGAGAAAATGTTAAAATCTATAGTTGATAATTTAATACCTCAAAATTTAAAAAATACAGAAGTAATAAAAGAAGCAATTGATGTATTTTTAGATTATATTATAGAAAAATCAAAAATTTCTTTAGATATTTATAACTTATATTCTGATAAAAATGAGGTAATTTTTGAAGAATTATTAAAAATTTTTACAGCAAATATGTATTATACTTTAAAAAATAATATAAATAATGAAACATTAATTCAAAGATTAGATCAAGTATATCAAAAAGCTGGATATAAAAATTTTAGAGATATTGTTATAGATGACAACATTTTAAATATTATCAACAAACAAACTTTAGAATCTTTTAAACTTTTTCAACAAACAAAAGGTCACAAATCTTCAATAGAATATGTTTATAATATTATTGAACAAATGAAATGGCAACAAGGAATTTTAGAATCAGATGGATATTTTAATTTTGAAGAATCAAAAGACAATGTTTTTGAATATAAAGTTGAAGGATCTTTAATAAATGAATTATTTGAATATTTTGTTAAACCAATAGCACATCCTGTAGGTTGGGCATATATTTATACAAGACTTTATAATTTATATTTTACAGATTATTTTTTATCTAGACCTGTTTATGATATTTCATCATTTTACATAGGTTGTCTTTCTTCAGATAATAATAAAAGAGATGATTTTCTTAAAAATGAAGGATGGTTAACATTTACAGATAAAGATGAAAAAAATATTAAAGATAAAATGTATTTTGTTAATGGTAAACCTCATCAAAATATTACAAGATTTGGTAAAGATTTTGAAGTTTTAGATTTAAAATCAGAAATAAATTTAATTCAAGATAAAGAAGTTATTAAAATAGAAGATAATAAAAATCCTAAAAAACACATTATAACTGTATTTTTTAAATCAGGAGAAAAATTAGAATATATTTCAGATCCTAAATCTTTAATATTATATTATTTTGAATCTGAAAATCCCTTAAAAGCTAAAATTAAAAAAAATTATAATGAATTTTTAGGACACTGTGGTTTAAATTTACAATATACTACAAAAGTTGTAACGACTCTAAAAGATAAATTACAATTTGCTTTAGATTTTGGATTTTCAAATACTACAGGATTTTTAGCAACAGTGGGTGCTGGCAATTTATTTGTAAACCAAGCAAGAGTTTCACAAAAATATATTGAAAGAAATGTTCCAGTTACTTATAAAACAAAAATAAAAAATGAAACATTATTAAATTCTAATTATAAAAATTTATATAAGGTTAATTTTTATGAAAAACACAGAACATTAGATTCTATCTATCTTATTGATAATAAATTACACATTTTTTATAATAATATAACATTTGAAGATTCTCAGAGTCCTTATACATTAATTTTAGATGATAAATTAATTTCTTTAGATAAAGATTCTAATAATGTAATAATTCCATTTAATTTTGATAAAAAACACATATTTAATTTTAAAATTTTAGATAAAAATTCTAAAGTTCATAAAGAATCTAGTTTTAAATTAGATGAAATTAAACAATCAGATTTTATTAAAGATTTGTTTAAAGAATCCAAATTTAAATTTGATAATCCTTATTATTATAATAATATTGTAGGACAATTTAATTTAAATGACCAAACATTAGATTTAAATGGTAAATTTATAGGAAATTCTGGATGTTTATGTTATGATGAATTTTCTATTGAAAGTATAGAAGATACATCAAATGGTGTAATTTATTTAGATTTTACAGAAAAATTTAAATCTCCTAGAGACGATTTGGAATCTCCTAAAATAGGATATTATCAATCTTTATGGGGAATGCAGTCTGGACACGTGGATGTATATAATGATGATAGAATAATTTTTACAGATACATTTAAAATTAAAGAAGAAATTAAAATAGATTTAATTTAATTTTAATGTTTAATATTGTATAATTTTATAAATTTTAAAAAGGAGAATAAGATGTTGTTTAGAATTTTTGTTATAGCAATGATGGTTGTTCTTTATTTTCAAATAAGAAATTTAGATCAAAAAATAGATCAACTATCTACATATAATGATCAATTAGGCATTTCTCTAGAGAAATTCATGAATCAATAAGGAATAATATGGATGTATTATTTTTAATAATCAATTATTATTTTTTAATAGTATTAAGCGTAAATACATTATGTGCATGTTTGTTAACAATTTATTTTTCATCTGTTTACGAATATAAAATGTCTAATGATTCCATTAAACTTTTAGGTGTTTCAATATTACAATTAATGGTTGTTTTAACCTGTTTTATGCAACCTTATGGATTTATTGTAATGATGATAATGTCATTATTTAAACATTTATTATTTCATAAATTCGATGAAGAATATATTAAAAATGTTGGGGAACATTTCTCTAGAAAGGGTAACAAATGAGTTACATTTTAATTACCGGTTCTTCTGGATTTATTGGTTCAAATTTATATCAATATTTAATTAATAATAATTTTGAAGTTTTTGGTGTAGATTTATGTAAATCTAAATATTCAGATACAGTTATGGATTTAACTATTTATGATAAAAATTTTGAACAATTAGTTAAAGATTCTGATTTAGTTATTCATTTAGCAGCATCTGTTGGAGTAGATGATTTAATAAATCCTAAAGAATTTTTTAATAATTCATATAATATAGATTATAATGTTTTAAATTTATGTAAAAAATATAATAAAAAAATAATTTATACATCTACTTCTGAAGTATATGGAGATTGTATAGAAGCAAATGAAGATTCTGATTTTGGAATTGTTAAAAATTCAGATAGAACAGAATACGCTGTTCAAAAATTAAACTCTGAATTTTTTATAAAAAATAATTTTAATGATTATATTATTTTAAGACCTTTTAACATTATTGGTCAAAATCAGAATAAAACTAAATCTGTTTTTCATAAATTTATAGAAAAAGCTAAAAATAATGAGCATTTAATTATTAATTATGATCCAGAAACAAATGTTTCACCTACAAGACAATTTTGTTTAATAGATGATTTTTGTGAATATGTAAAAAGATTAATTGTTAATAATTCTAATGGAATTTATAATATTGGCAATCCTAATAATGAAATAAAAATAAGAAAATTAGCAGAATTGATTGTAAATTTAGCATATTCTCAATCTTTAATTATTAAACAACCATGGAAAAATAATTTTCATGATATTGTAATAAGATCAGGTAATTTTGATAAAATACAAAAAGAAACTAATTTTTATCCTAAATATAATTTAGAAAAAATTATAACAAGAATATTGATGGAGAATTAAATGAAAAATTTTTTAAAAGGTATTTATAATTTAATATTTTTCTTTAAAGTAATTTATAAACATCATGCATATGATTATGTTTTTACTATTGATTTAATTTTAAGAGATTTAGAATATAAAAAAAATATTTATGAAAAATTATTAAAAGAAGATACTGGATTAGATAATATTTTAAAAGAAAATTTAGAAATAGTAAATAATTTGATATATTTGTGTAAAGATTATATTAATGAAGATGATCCTATAATGGAAGATGAAAAATATTTTAAATTTATGACAGAATATCGAGATAATTTGAATTATTTGTGGTATTAATTTCAATAAATAATTAAAAACAAGGTTAACATGAAAACTTTTGCATTAGATACAAACATTATTCTAGATAATCCAGAAAATATTTATAGGTTGTATAATAATGAAAATAATATTATTATACCTGATATTGTAATAGATGAATTAGATTCTAAAAAATCTGGATTAGATGAATTAGGTTATAGATCTAGAGAATTTGCAAGACTTTTAGATTCTTTAGAAGTAAAAGAAACAATTAAAGAAGGTATTTTAATTGTTAATATTCTTGAAAATGAGAGATTAAAACTCTATGTTGTTTCTAAAACTTATAAAAAATATGATGATACTCATCAAGCAATTATAAACGATAGAAAAATTATAGAATGTGCTAAAGAATGTCAAAAACATTTTAAAAATTTAAGATTTATTTCATTAGATACAATGTGTAGATTAAGAGCAATATCTGAAGGATTAGAAGTTGAAACATTGACTTTAAATACTGAAGAAAAAAATTATCTATTTTCAAAAGAAGTAAATTTTGATCTTCCTACAGATAATATGGATATTTTTGAATTAGATCCAGAACACGAACCAGAAAATTATAATTATATTATAAATGAATCTAATGGAAATGTAATTATAGGAAGATGTGTTAATGATAAATTGCAAATAATTAATGAAAAAAATCTCGAAAAACAAGACATAAGACCTTTAAATTTAGGACAAAAGTTTTATGTAGACGCAATATTAGATGAAAAAATAGATATTGTTTTATCAGAAGCAACTTCTGGCTCTGGAAAAAGTTTAATAGCTGTTGCTACTGCTATGAGATTAATAAATGAAAAGAAATATTCTGGTATTGTTTATATAAGAAACTCTATAGAAAGTACCGACAAAGGTGAAGATGTTGGATATTTGAGTGGAAATGAAGAAAAATTTGCAGTTTATAACCATCCTTTATATGATTGTATCACAATGATAGCCCAAAAACAACTTCAATCTTCTAATTCTAATAAATCAAAAGCTAAAAAGGTTGAAATTGATGCTCAAGCTTTAGAAGAAAGAACAGAAGAATTAATAAAAAGATATAATATTGAAACAATGTGGGTCGGTGAATTAAGAGGTAGAACAATTCAAAATAAAGTTGTAATATTTGATGAGGTCCAAAATGCATCTGTCAAGAGTTCTTTATTAGTTTTAACAAGATTAGATAAGGATTGCAAAATAATTATTTGTGGTTCAAATAGACAAATAGATAATCCTTATGTAAATAAGTATAATAATGGTTTATCTTTATTATTAAATTCAGCGTATGTAAAACACCCAGAATTAAATATTAGTGCAGTTAATCTTATTAAAACAGTAAGAGGACCAATGGCAGAATTTGCTGAAAGAGTTTTAAAGGTTTAATTTGACTTTACATGATTTATCAGTTTTAGGATTAGATATAGATTTAAATAATATTTGCAAAAGAGCCAAGGTTGATATTGGCACCTTTTGCAATTATAATTGCTATTTTTGCTATTATAAAGGAAAATTAAATGATAAAATTAATCCTGAAATTGTTAAAGAAAGAATAAAAAAATTATACGACTTAGGATGTAGAGATTTTGATTTATCTGGAGGAGAACCTTCTATAGATAAAAATTTAGAATCTTATTTAATTTATATTAAAGAATTAAATTCAGAAAATAAAATATCTTGTTTAAGTAATGGATATGGTTTTACTGATATTCAAAAATTAAAAAAATTAAAAGATTTAGGATTAGAAGAAATTTTATTTTCTTTACATTCTGTAAATGAAATACATGATAAAATGGTTAGAATTCCAGGAGCTTTTGATAAAATTATTAAAGCAATAAATAATGCAAAAGAATTAAATATAAAAATAAGAATAAATTCTACTGTAACAAATGTAAATTATAAATATATAGATAATTTGTATTTAAATTTAATAGAAAAAATTAATCCATCTCAAGTTAATTTTTTGCCTTTAAATTATTTTGATAATGCAAAAGATTTAAATTCATTAGATTATAATATTATATTAGAACCAATAAAAAATTTTATCTTATATTTTAAAGATAAATTTGATATAAATGTAAGATATATTCCATTCTGTTATTTTACAGGATTTGAAAAATACATTAAAGGATATTATCAACATGTATATGATAAACAAGATTGGAATATGTGTTATTATGAATATAAAGAACCAACTAAAGAAAACTTTATAAAAATAATTAAAGATCAAAGAAATACAAATTATAATAAAGAAAGTATATGCTTAAAATGTAAATATTTTAAAATATGCGATGGAATTGAAAAACAAAATAAGAATAAACCCAAATTAATAAAGGAGTAAAAGATGGATTACATAGATTTAAATGTAGGAAATAAAATAGTTAAAATACGCAAATGGAAAGTAAAAGATAGAGAAAATTTTAAAAAGGATTTATTAAAAAATAAAGATTCGGCTGAAAAAGTTGCAAAAGTCACATTAGATAATCTTGTTTATAATTGTTTAGATAAAGAATATGCACTAAATCCAGATGAAATTCAATATGTTTTTAATAATATTAGAATAATTTCAATATCTGATGAAGTTGAATTTAAATATATTTGTAAAAATTGTAATAAACAAGAATCACAAATAGTTAAAATTTCAGAAATTCATAAAGGACATTTTTCTAATGAAGATAAGATAGAAGTTAAAAATATTACTATTTTGTTACAAGATGTAAAGAATGTTAAAATGTATAATGATACAATTTTTAAATCTGAAACTCCGTGGATAGATGATTTAATATATCACATTAAGTCTTTTAATGGAGATGAATCTATGTCTTTCCAAAAATTAAAAGATTTATTTTTAGATTTAGATGTAGATATTTTAGATGAAATTATTGACAAATATGATGATATTAGATTTAAATTAGATAAAGAATATGATGTAATTTGTCCAGAATGTGGAAATACACATACATATATTTTTGATGAAATACCCGACTTTTTACCACAAAAGTGGCTTTCTAGATAATGAAAAGAAAAATAAAATATGCAAATAGGGTTCTAGAAATAGAACCTTATACTATTAAAACCGAAAAAGATTTAATATTTTATGCTTTAGGAGATGATCCTAAACTAGATGAAATTTTGTATATTTTAAAAGACTATTATAAATTATATATTAATAATAAATTATCAGAACCTCAATCAGAAGAAGAAAAATTTTATATTTGTTTTTTATTAAGAGAAATATCTGTATCAGAGTCTTTAAATTATAAATTTTCTTGTGATAATATAATAGATGATAAAAAATGTTCACATCCAATAGATATACTTGTTTCAATTTCAGATGTTTTTAAAGAATCTACTTTTGATCCAAAAATGTTAAAAAAATATAGAATTAAAGATGTTTTATCTTCTAATATTCAAGATTATTTTATAGATGATATTTCTACAATAGATTGTGATAAATTTGATGAAATTTGTGATTATATTGAAAAACATTGCGCTAAATTTGATTTTGTAAGAGATATTGAATGTAATAAATGTCACAAAATTCATAAAGTTTCATTCTATAATATAGATACATTAGTTAAAAGTTTTTCTGAAGTCAATATTCAAACACTTTATAAATTAATTAATCAATTAATCTATAAAGGAAATTATGATTTAAATTCAATTTTAAATTTTATGTACCCATATGAAAGAGAAATATACATTGATAATTTAAATCAAGAAATAGAAGAAATTAATAAATCTAAATCTAAATCTTCACTTAATTATTAATCACTAAATTTTTTAACCTCATTATGCTAGGCATCGATATAGATTTATAACCATTTTGCTAGCAAAAATTCTATAAAAAGAGGTATAAATTTTTCTTATAAACATTTTACATTATCATAAAATATCTAAAATTAGATAAATAGATTTGTATACACCTATACATCACGTAAATTCACAGAAAGGTTATTAATGAAAGTATTTTCAAAAGAAGAAGCTTCTAAATATGTCAACGGTTTAATACCTAGTATTAAAAATATTGATGATTTAGTTGCTGTTATCCAAGATTCAAAATATTCAAACATTAAAGAATCAAAAGTTTTCTTAGAAGAAGATTTAAATGAACTTTTAAGATCATTAAAACTTACTCTTGGTGCTTTATATACTGAAGATTTTGCAAAATTGTATCTAAAATTAGATGAAATACCATCTGAATTAAGAGTTTATTTTGTAGAAAATTCAGAAAAGAAAATGTTCTTAGGTCAAGATCTTTATGAATATAGATTATCTCATTCATTAGCAGAAGATATTTCTATAGATAAAGTTAAAGAATTAATTTCTGAAAAATTAAAAGGATTTGATTTAGATGAACAAAAAATTCAAAAACTTATAGATAAATCTTTAGCAACATTGAGTTTAGATACAAAATCTATAGAATATTTAATAGAATCAAATGTTAGTAAAATAACAAATGATAAAATATTAAAAGCAGTAAATGATAAATTAACCGAAATGGATCTTCAAGATACAGATAAAGTAGAAGAAGCAAGAGTTAAATCTATAGTTGAAACAAGATTAAATGAAGTAATTATTACTCCAACAGATGTAAGAGACGAAGTTAGAAAAGAATTTACTTCAAAAGGAATTTCTGAAGAATTGTTAAACACCGTTAAAAATTTTGATAATAATATTCAAGAAGCATTATCAAAGATAACAATATCTGATGAACAAATTAGAAAAGCTTGTAAAGGTTTAAATTTAACAGAAAATCAAACAACAGAAGTAAAAGCTCTATTAAATGATTATGTTAAGTTAGAAGCTTTAACAACTAAATTAGAAGAATTAAAAACAACTATATCAGCTGAAACAGATACTAAAATTTCTGATAAAGCAGAAACATTAGTAAAATCAGAATTCTTAACAACAGAATTAGCTAAATATGTTTTAAGCACAACATTAGAAGAGAAATTAGCCACTATACAATCCGGTGTTTCAGCAGAAGATGTAGATTCTAAAATTACAGCTAAATTAGAAAATTATGTTAAGTCTGAATTTTTAAATACAGAATTAGAAAAATATATTTCTAAAGAAGCATTAGAAACAAAACTAAATGATATAAAAGCAAATCTTTTATCCGAAGAAGCTCTAAGTGCATATGTTAAGTCTGAATTCTTAACAACAGAATTAGAAAAATGTGCTAAAAAATCTGAAGTTTATACTAAAGAAGAAGTTGATCAAAAAGTAGCGCAAGGTGGAACTTTTGATGCATCATCTTATTATCAAAAATCAGAAGTTTATTCTAAAGAAGAATCTCTTTCTAAAGATGAAATAAACACAAAATTATCTACAAAAGCAGATATTGTAAATGTTTATAATAAATCAGAAGTTGATGAAAAAATTCAAAATATTCATGCAGGAACAGATGAAAATAAAGTTAATGAATTAATAGATGCTAAAATTACGCCTTTAGCTAAAAAATCAGAAACATATACAAAAGAAGAAGTAGATCAAAAAGTCACTGCTTCTGGAACATTCGATGGTTCTCAATATTACAACAAATCTGAAGTAGATTCAAAAGTTAATGATTTAACTTCTAAAATTACTGAAAATTCAGAAATAAAAGAATTTGTTAAAGCTGAAATTAAGAAAGTAGTATCAAATGCTCCTGAGTCTTTAGATACTATCGCAGAAATTGCAACAGCTCTAAAAAATAATCCAGATGTAGTAACTGAAATTCTTAATAAAATAGAAGTAAAAATTGATACATCTGTTGCTGATGCAAAATATGCCCTTAAAACAGAAGTTCAAGCTACTGATTTATCTAATTATTATAATAAATCTGAAGTAGACTCANGATGCAAAATATGCCCTTAAAACAGAAGTTCAAGCTACTGATTTATCTAATTATTATAATAA